CGGTGCTAAAACTAGTTTTTATGATAGTTGGTTACCTAATCATGATCCAGAAGAGGGCTTTGCTCATGTATATATTGCTTCTGACGGACGATTGCAGGCTTCAGACTTCTCTAATATGGCATACCATTGTGCTAACTCATACGGTAATACAAATTATGCAAGTTGGGAAGTGTGCCAATCAGAGGGCGATTTAACCCAGTTCTTGAGAAATGAACAAGCGGTACTAGATGACGTAGCTAAGTATATGAAACAATGGGGACTAACTCCTAATCGTGATACTGTGAAGCTACATCAGGAGTTATCATCTACTTCATGTCCTAGACGTTCCGTAGAGGTACATGGTGGCACGGTGGAAAGTTGTCGCTCATACTTTATCGCAGAACTAAATAAACGCCTTACAGGACAAACTAGCGTCACAGTAAACAATACACAAACAAATACAGAATTAGAGGACGATGATTTAATGAAATTTACATATCAAGTTAATACAAAAGACGGAAAACCAGCTGGCGGAGTATCCTACTTCAATGGAACAAAAGTAATTGGCTTCACTAATGCCGACCAATGGACTATCGTTAAACAAATTTATAAAGATACGACAGGAAAAGACCTTAAACATTATGTTTGGAATGACGGAGCGCCTTGGCACTTGCGTTTCTTACAAGCTAATAACATCAAAGTTGAAATGGCACCGAACAAATAAAAAAGACCACCTTAATTGGTGGTTTTCTTTTGTAATTGAAGATATCCTACTTTCTATTTTTTAATTTATTGTTTTACCATGTCGCCCAAGCTGTTCCACCTGAACCTTGGTATATGCTTACAGCTTTGTCTAGATATTCTTGAGGACTTAAATTAGATACTTGCTCATGTACGCTTTGCATGATTTGAAGGTAACCCCAGCATGATAGTTCATTCTCAACATAAGGGTTGCCACTAGATTCCTTATAAATAACATCAAGCCATTTACTAGCACTTGCTCCTGTCTTACTTGCCATGTAATTCGCTGCTATTTCAGGACTTACGCTAGACCAATTCGTCCCAATAATGCCATTAGTTGCTTCGTTTGGTACAACTCTCTCATTTTCATATTCTCCACCAACTTCTTTCGTCCTTTCGGATTCAGGTTGTTCAGTTTCCTTATCATGTTCTCTTGCGATTCTGTCAGTTTCGGCTCGTTTTTCAGCTTCAACTCTTCGTTGATTTTCTTCACTAACTCGTTGTTCTTCAAGTGCTTTCTCCTTAGCTTGCCTTATATACTCATATTTTGCTTTCTCTTGCGTTTTAAACTCTTGTTCATATAATTGTGCCACAATATCATTAAAGCCCTTGTCCGCTCTTTTATGAGCGAATTGAATCAACGCTATACTTCTTATTGTATCATCTGTTAAAATAAAGATAATTACTCTCCTTTTTCATGGTTCAATTGCTTACCTGATTAATTGCTTCAATAATATTATTGCCGGCATTTATTAGAATTTCATCACTTACAGTTACATTCTTTCTTGAAAATAATTCGCTCTCAATCTTCATAAAGTACATTGCTTTAGCTAAAAATTGAGCTGATGATTCATAATATAATGTTTCTAGTTCATCATCTGAAAGCTGTGTTAAATCATCGTTAGCAAAAGTTGTTAGTTTTCGCTTAATCTCTTTGCCTTCATCATTTTCTTCTATGTAAAAACGTTTCATCTATTCATTCCTCTAATTTCAAATTTTTCAATAATACACCTTTTAGAGCCAAGCTCAAATATTATTAGATAATTATTAAAAGGGTCATTCTTATTCAAGTCATTAGCAATCTTTCTAGCTGTTTGCTGTGGATATTTTGACCTATTTATTTTACTTGTGTATTCGTGTAATATTATCTCATTGCCTCCCTTTGCATTTTGCGCTTTAGTCGTTGCTTATACAGATATTCTTTGCTTGGCTTTAAGCTATACAATAACTCATCTAGTAAGTCCATAGCTTCTCCACCTACTCCTGAATTATTCATTTTTTTAAGTGTAAGATCGTGCATTTCATCATCATTAAAAAACATAGTAAGATAAGGGAATGCTACGGTATTAGGTAAACTCAAGCGTGATTTAGTTATTCTTATGTTAGCCCATTTACCTGTTTCAGATTTAATTTTTAACTCAAGTTGATTCATTCCGATACCTTGCTCTTTTAGTACGCTAGTAATTCTTTCATATAATTCTTCGTTTGTCATTATGCTATAACCTCAATTATTTCTGTATGCTTTTTA